GTGAAAGTATTAAGAACATGGATGCTCGCTATTTAGGTAAAGCGGAGAGAGTTATCTGCACACCATACACAACGTCTATCTTTGGTGGCATTGGTGCTACTGAGGATGTTGAAGCCCGTGTCGCTGATATTAAAGAGCGCATCGAAGCTGAAGAATCCGATAATTTGCAAGAGAAGTTTAGAGATCGTATTGCTAAACTACAAGGCAAGATCGCTGTCTTTCGCATTGGTGGCATAACTGAGACAGCAAAAGAAGAATTGGAGTATCGTATTGAAGACGCGTTGCAAGCAACAAAAGCAGCATTGGATAAGGGCGTTGTGCCAGGCGGTGCAAGTACGCTACTTCGGTTATCCGAAAGTGCCGGACTCTCGACCATCACAAAATCTGCACTGCGCGGTGTCTTTACGCGCCTCATGCAAAACGCCAACCTACCCGCCGAGGTAAAGCTTGACCAAGTCTTAAATACTAAAGCGCCGATGGGCATAAACCTACGTGGCGATACTGAAAAGCTCGTCGATTTGATTAAAGCCGGTGTGCTTGATCCGGCATTGGTACTGCAAGAGGTCATAAAAAATGCTACGTCTACGGCTGGTAATGCTGTTACGATTGGACTAATGATTACGTTTGAGGATCAAGAAGAAGATTAATGAACTTTCTGTGGCTCTGTACTGTCATCATCTGTCTTGCTGTCGGTTACAGCTTCGGTTTTCATACCCGTGACGCTCAAGACAAGATTACGCGCTTACATCAAAAAGCCGTTGCAAAACGGAAGCGTGAACCACAAAAGCCACAATCTGCTATTATTGAACCGCCGTTAACACCTGAACAAAAGGTCATTCGGGAGCATGAAGAAATGCTGGAACGGTTGAACCCATCATGATATACCATTGCTATAACTGTGATCGTGATTTTAGATGGTATGTATGGTTTAAATGGCATAAGGATAAATAATGCAACATACTTGTAACAAATCTAAAAGTATTGTTAAAGATGGTAGACTATTGACAGGCTGTCGGTTGTGTTTACCCACAATTACCCACGTATCTGCCGATTATTCAGCAAAGTATAACCGCAACCGTTCACGAGATAACCATCGAGCAGACATTGTACAGCGCTATGACGGTGATCGTATCAGTAAAGAATACGTTACTTTGTATGAAGATAGAGCACGCAAAGACTTAGGCGACGAAACAGTAAATAATATATTACGAGGTTCAACAAATGGGCGGGACTAGGCTTGGTGGCAAACGGGCAGCGGCAGCAAACAAAGCGAAATATGGCGAAGACTATTACCGCTACATTGGATCAATTGGCGGACGTATTGGTCGAACGGGTGGCTTCTATGCAAACCGTGAACTTGCCAGTATTGCGGGTGCATTAGGCGGTTCTCGGTCAACACGGAAAGGTGTTAGGAACAAAAAGCTGAGTGATAAAGCAAAGAAGAAAGCCCAGTTTGAACGAGTCTACAAGCATTTAATAAACATAGGGACAAAAGCCCAGAAACGGCGCAAGCGTGAGCAATGCGACACTAACTAGCGCCGAACTAGCACTAGCACTTGAACAACAATCGACTTTAGCGTGGGTATATCTCAATAGTTTTGTCAATGAAAATCAACAGCCAATTGAGTTTAAAGACCATCTATTTATGATTGCTATTTATGCCGATGAACACCCCGACATCGTATGCAAGAAAAGCGCCCAAGTTGGTTTCTCGGTCTATGCAATTCTTAAATCTATTCATGACGCTAAATCCGGCTGGAACGTGATTTATGCACTACCTACTAATAACGTGGTTAATGACTTTGTAAAACCGAAAGTGAATCCGCTTATTAACTCCAATCCTAAGATCGCCGCTATGGTGTCGGAAGACTCAGTGTCTTTAAAGAAAGTTGGCGACCGTTTTATATTCTTTAAAGGTGGTTTCTCTGACAGAGAGGCTATTAGTATTACTGGTGATATTTTAGTAATCGACGAATACGACCGTATGCCGAGTATCCAAGTAGTCAACACCTTTGATAGCCGTTTGCAAGCCAGCAAAAACCCCAAGCGCCGCCGGTTTTCTAACCCATCATCTGTCGGTGCCGGGGTAGATGCACTATTTAATGACTCTGATCAAATGCACTGGTTTGTTAATTGCCATCATTGTGGTCACAGCATATACATAGACTTTGAACGTGATTTACTGCCAGTCGGTGATACCATGGTACCGACACACTACGTTGACCAAACAAAAGAGATATTTGCTTGCGGTCAGTGTCGGCTCGAACTATCCGACAATGACAGACGTAATGGTGAGTGGCGAGCAAAGTACCCCGGACGGAAACGGCGCGGCTACTGGATTTCTCAGATGATGGCACCATGGGTAACTGCACGGCGAATACTAGAGCAAAAGGACGAATCTGGCATTGAGTTTTTTTATAACTTTGTTCTTGGCAAAGCCTACACGCCAAGTGATCTTATAGTAAACCGCGATACTATCATGCGAGCCACCGCCCCTGGCATGGTTGAAAAGCGTGACGTGGCTATGGGACTAGATACCAATATGCCAATGACATATACGCTTATGACGCATGACGGAATATTTGACTTCGGCAAGACTGACTCATGGGACGAAGTAGAACGCCTGAAGCTCATGTATAAAGCGGTACTTGTGATGGACCCGAACCCAGCACCGACCAAGCCGACAGAAATGGTGCGCAAATACCCTGGTTCAGCGTTTCTTTGTTACTTTAAGCAGGACACTAAGAATCTTGGCATTATCCAATATGGCACGGGAGTCAATGCCTCAGTTGTATATGCCGACCGGACAAAGATATTAGACTTAATTGCTAACGAGAAAATAGAGCAAAAAACCTTGTACCGCAAACAGTTGCATGAACTTGAGAAAGTAATTGACGAGTGGGAAAACATCTACCGTACAACCGAAGAAAAAGAAGACGGGCGCACCAGATCAGTATGGATTAAAAAAGAGGGTAAGGTATGCGATTATCCATTTTCTGAGGCGTATGCTCGTGTTGCCTTGTCTCGCCTTGCCATCGGTGAAAGTAGCAAGTACATTACGCCGCCAGTATCCCAGTATTCAACGCGTGGCAACCAAGACGGCACAGTATCCGCTGACATGGGTAGTGACTTGGAGGACGCACTTAATGGCGATTAGCTACTCTAATACCCCAGAACCAAAACCCGGCGACCTTGACCGCCGCTATAGAATTAGCATTACATTAATAGCTGAGAAACGACCACGCTACTACATATTCAACTGTTTTAAATGTCGCTTTAAAGTAGCCGAACTATCCGGCACCATGCTAACGATTAGCGATACGGCAGACCTTACCGCGATACCCGATTGGCACCCTGCGCCGTTCATTGTGAAGTGCCGTAACTGTGAATTTTGGTATGAGTTTCTTAGTCTGTCATGAAATTTTAAGGTGTTTGCAGTAGTTTCGTGCTACTATAATCCGTAATGGACAACCAATATTTTAGCCAAGCAACCGACACGATAGACGAGCAGTACCCAGTATTTGATTTAAAGCTTAAAGATGACCAACTAGTCCGTATGGTTGGTGATACCATGCAAGAGAGTCAAGACCATTGGAATAAGTGGCCGTATAACTTCGCCGAAGTTGACGAGCAAAATATTAAGTATTGGTTAGGCGACCAAATGGGCGAGGGTTACCGGGCCGCATCTGGAAAAGTCATCAAGAATATGGGCAACCGCCTGCAAACTTCGGCTCGCGCGGTACTAGCTTACGTCAATGCACGAGTTGCTAACCCCGAAGTATCCCCCAGTTCATCACGTGGTGAGGCACAGTTATTCGCCAAAGATATGGCCGACGCCATGCGCCAACACTCTATAGACAACGACCTAGAAGAAAAAGCCGGAAAGTGCGCTCAAAGCCTATTGATACAAAAACGAGCATTCTTAAAACAGCGGTTTGACCCATTAGCAGGCCCACACGGTGATATTGTGCTGGACTATGTACCGCCGGAAGATATTGTTATAGATAAAAATACTCCTTGGGGTGGCGAACCGCCGCGAATCTGGCACAAGCAAGAGGCTACATCCGAAGAACTGTGCATGAAGTTCCCAGATAAAGAAAAAGACATTAAGCTGGCGCTTGGTATTCAGCGTGGCACATATTCACAGATGTCACGGCGCGAAACATACTATGAAGTCTGGTTTACGTATTATGAGAAGGGTTTTCGGCGCGAGGGACTATGTTGGTACATGCCAAAAGGTAGACTCGTGCTTGGAAAGATGCAGAACCCCAACTATGTATACACAGGCGATGACGCACAAGACCGAATTATTAACTTTCTACCGTTCCCACCAAAACCATTTATTATCTTTAGCTACATGAACACCGGCAAAAGTGCGCTCGATGAAACAAGCTTATTCGATCAGAACAAGTCTACGCAAGATTTGTATAATACCCGTCGCAAACAGATCTTTACCAGCAACGACAACATGGGTGGTCGGCACATTGTCAACTCAGATGTTATAAACGAAGAAGACGTGATTAAGTTCTTTAAACGTCTTGATAAAGGTGTGCTGAGTGTCAAGCCAGGTCAAGGTCAAAACATTAACGATGTGTATTCGCATGTGCCACACAATCCACTACCTGCACAAAGCTACGATGAAGCGATTGACCTAAGAAACGAAATTGATACGGGCATGGGTACGCCAAACATCTTTAGGGGCGACCAGTCTAAAAACAATACTCTTGGTCAAGATGAGCGGATCATTGAACAGGCCGGAGCGCTGCAAGACGACTTAGCTCGTGCCATCGATAAGGCCATGCAACGCCATTACCGTCTGTTGTTTCAGATGATAAAAGTCTACTACACCGAAGATCATTGGTTCACTATTAAGAGCGACACCGGCGCTTATGACCATATCGTTATTAACGGTGAAACGATGGACACCAACGCCAAGGTTAGTGTTGAGGCTGGAAGCACCTTACCAGCCAACAAAAAAGAAGTTCGAGACATTGCAGTCGAAGCCGCCGGTGCTAATAAGATTGACGACCTTAGTTTCTGGGAAGCTGTCATTTACGGTAAACTACCCGACCCTGAAACGATTGTCCAGCGGCTGCAAAAACAGCTAAACGACCCGGCTGCCTTTATGGCCGAAGTCGCTAAAGAAATTGCTTCGCGTGACGCGATGGTAGATATTAGCTTAGTTATAGCTGACAAAGCGCCGCCAGAACGAGACGAGTACGACGCTGATTACCTAACTAGTTTCAATACCTTTATGATGGGCAATCGTTTTCTGCAACTACCGCCCGAAGCCCAAGAACGTATAAAAATACACCTAGCCGCTGCCGGAGCAATGGCTGCCCGAACTGCTAACCTTGGTATGACACAAGAAGAACCGCAAGCTGGCATGCAAGGCGCGTTAATGGACGAACAGCTTGCTCAAGACCCCGAAGCTATGCCACCAGAACAAGCGCCACCACCAGTCGCGCAAACTGCAATTTAATGGTAAAATATAGTAATTAAAAGAGGTAGTACATGGAAGATGACATGATCGTGCCGGACGCACCGGTTGCAGAACCAACTAACGCCGAACCAGTTGTTATAGCTCCCCGACCCGGCGAAACAGAAGGGACGTTACTTGAAAATTCCGAACCACCCGAAACCACAGATGAATCCGGTGATGGTGATGGTGAGTCTGCCGCCGAATCCGGAGATGAGAGCAATGGAGCTGAAGAAGGCCAAGAAGCTACAGCGCAAACACCCGAACCTGTTGCTCACGTTCCCGAACCATCCAGAGTTGAACCTGTAGCCGACCCTGGAAATGAGTTTGTACCTAAAACTGACTACTCATTTGACGTTACATTAGCTGACGGGACGGTTATTAAAATAACAAACCCTGACGATATTGATAATCTACCGCAAGATGCCGACTTTGGCACACCAGCCAACTTAATGAAAGCCCAAGCCG